TGCAGCATCTCGTTCACCTGCGGGTAGCAGGGGGCCGTCGAGTAGTGCAGGCGGCGCTCACGCTCGCCGATTGCCCAGAAGTTGCGCCGTTTGGCGTGGTCGATGCCCTGCTCGGGCACCAACCAGTTGACGAGATACGACACAATATTCGGGGCGAGTTGTAGCTCACCCTTGTCGTCGCGGTAGGGCACATTCCCGAGAAAGGAGATTGGCTTCTCCTCATCGAGTGCAAAGTACTTGCACGTGTACCCTTTCTCATCGAAGTTTGTGCCGAATTCCTCCTCGTTGTAGCACAGGATGCAATCGTCCGTCATGTTCAGGACACCGTAGCGGTCGTGCTCTCCGCGCAGGATCGTGTCAACGCCAACCTCGAGTACGTCACCGAAGTAGTCGTCCAGCAGGCACAGGTACTGGCCGGTCATCGCCCACTTCCCGAAGTCGGGGTTGATGGAGATGCCTGACGGCAGACCGACGTCCATTGAGAACGCGCTCGCCGCGAATGGGCTGTCACCGAAGAGTGGGTTGAACTCCTCCTCTGAGGTGCCGTGGATCCACGGGTAGGGCACGATGTACGGCGCCTTGAACATCAGGCCAATCATCTTGGCCACGCGCGGGTCGACGTAGTTACCGATCTCCTTCACGAAGAAGTCGATCAGCCAGGAGCCAACCGATTGGTCGAACTGTTTGACGTCAAAGCCCTTCAGGAACTTGTACCTCTTGATCTTGCTGAGGATGTGTTCCGGCGTGCGATGCTTCCACGTGAACGCGAAGTCCTCGAGGTAAACAGCCCGCCAGGCGGCGCAGAATGTGGCCAGCACGTAGTTCGGCACGAATGACATCCCGAACACAGTCCGCCGTCGGCCGGCGAAGTGACCACGGATGACGTTACCGTGCTTGATGACTCGCTTGTCAGCAGCGAAGCGACGCCCCTGCCGCAGACCTGTGCGAGCGGCTAGCTCATCATTGACCTCTCGGTCCTTTGACACGCGCGTGCCGTCGGATCGGATTTCGACCCTGTCGGCTTGGACTCGTTCGCCAGTTGTGCTGACGATTGGCGCGTTGAACTCCGTGTACAGCTCGAGGAACTTGTCTTCCTTGATGAGCTGTAGAAAGCGCTCGATGTTGGCGTACGCGGCTCGCAGCTCATCGTGCTTCTTGATCTCGTCGTTGACGTAATCAGGCGCACCAGTGCTCGCCTCGCGTCGGACACCGACCGAAGCCGGCGCCGAGCGTGCAAACATGAACTTCACTAGCCGTGCGAATATCTCCTTGTGACGCGGGTTGACGAAGTCGTCGACGAGACCGAGCTTCGAGCGGATCAGCGCGTTTGACACAGGCGGCACCGAAATCGGGTTCATGCCATAGCCTGGGACGGTCAGCAACTGCAGGAAGTCACTCGGGACCGCTTCCGGTCCGAGAACTCCGTACTTGTCGACCTTGATGGGGATCGACATTTCCGCGAGCTTTCGCGAGAGGGCCAGGTGCTGTG